ATTAACTGTTAGGTCTCCAGAAAGCGTTAAGCTTGTTCCAGAAACGGCTCCTGTAAATGTTGCTCCAGATAATGAAGCCTTATTATCAATCTGTGTTTGAATTCCTGAAGTAACTCCATTTAGATACCCAATTTCTGTATCGTCAACATTTGCTACCTTGGCCTGAATTGCTGTTGTGTCTACTGATATAGCACCTGTTGTATCATTATAAGATAATCCTGTGCCGACTGCATTTCCAACGGCATCCTGTGCATTTTCATCTGTGTATGTTACTGCACCAGTTAATGAGATTGCATTACCAGCATCATTGTATGATACTGAAATATTTGTGTGTGTGCCTGCAGCTAAAGCTGCGGCAACAGCATCTACTGCTTGCTCATCTACATAACCTGGGGCTGCTGCAAGACTGATTGAGTTTGCTGCATCGTTATATGTAACTGTAATGTTTGTATGTGTTCCTGCCGCCAGTGCTGTAGATACTGCATCTTGGGCTCTTTCATCTGTAAAATATTTATTTGTTGTACCTTCTGAAACATCATCTGTTCCTAGTGTGCGGGTACCGCCCAAAGATGTGGATGTTCCATTAATAGTAATAGCTGAATTTGAAAGCTTATCGTTTGCGATAGATCCAGCAAGCATTGTATTTGTAACCGAGCCTGTATCTCCAGTTGTTACAAATGTTCCACCTACATCTGGAATAGTAATTGTTCTATCTGCAGTTGGATCTGTTACTTGAATTGTAGTTTCATAAGAATCTGCTGTAGCACCTTCAAATGTAATTGCTGTAGGTACATTTATATTTCCTGTAAATGTAGCTCCAGATAGCGCTGCTACATTTTCTGCTAAAGCCATTGTTCCAGTAGCATTTGGAATTGTAATTGTTCTATTTGCTGTAGGCTGTGTGGCTGTTAAAGTTGTTATATAGTCATAATCTGCGTCATTCCAAAGAATGATAGAATTTTCTGGGACTATTAAATCTCCATTTGAATCTAGTTCTGCTGGTCCACCAGCTGTTCCTTGATCTGCCGCTAGTATATAATCTGAAAGACTTGATGTAAGTGAGCTTGGAGTTACGTTGGCGTATGTGGTAATTTGGGTCCATGTTTGTGTACCATTACCAATTTTAAATTTAAGTGTGTCTGTTTCAATTCCAACTTCACCTGCACGAAGTGTTGGATTTGCAGACGTCCAGTTTGCCGCTGTGTCTCTTCTTAGTTGAATTCTAATTGCCATTTTATGCTGCTCCTCCATCAATTATATCATTATTTGGTGCTGAAGAGTAGGAGGTAGATGCTTCTCCGCCATCCATTGAAACAATGTAATTTCCAAACTCTACATAGTTTCCATAATCAGCATGTCTTACAAAACCTTCTCCAGCATAGTGTTGGTGGTCAATTAATTCTTTTGGACCAGCAACGTCATACCAAATATTACCATTATAAACTTTAATTGTATTTTCGCTTGAATCAAAATAAATTCTTCCTTGTGAGGGAGAAGATGGTGAATCTGCTAAAACTTCTAGTGATGCCGAAGAACCACCAGAACCACCAGTTAAGGTAGACCAAATTGTTCCATTAAATATCTTTAATGAACCAAGAACAGTATTATAGTAAATTTCACCAGCGTAGGTCCCTGTAGGATCTGTAGATAATGCTGGCGGTGCAATTGTTGATTTAAATTGCTTTGCCATAATTATCCTGTTATAACTACTCTATATGCTCCAGCTGTTGGCTGTGCCGCAAATGTTAGTGTTACTACAGATGTAGATGTGTGATCTACGTCACATTCAATTTGGTTATATGGAGATGCTGTTGCAAAAACTTGAACAGTTACGTCTCTTGTTCCTAAATTGTGTGTTGCAGTAAATGTAAATGGTGCGGATTCTGTTGTTGTAATATCTGAAGCAAACTTGCGAACAATTGCATGGTAATTTGTACCATTATTTGTAAGTGTCCAGTTATCATTTGTCTCATTCCATAGAATTTCAACATCTGCTGCATCTCCACGCTCTACACGAATCCCAGCGTCTGCTGTCGGGGTTCCAGTAAAGTCGGTATTAAGATTAATCTTATTATCAACAATGTTTACTTGGGTTGTATTTACAGAGTTAACTGTTCCTGTAACATTCAAGTTGCCGCCTACAAGAAGATTTCCAGTAACTGTTACATCATCTGGAAGCCCAATTGTTACTGCTGAGTTCTCTGAACCTGAACCAGAAACCGTAATCTCATTTGCTGTTCCAGCAATTGTTGCGATATAATTTCCAGTTGTTTGTGTCGCAAGGTCAACATTCTTGATGCTTACTGCGCCATCTGTTACTGTAAAATCTGCTGTTGCAAATGATGCAACTCCTCGATTTGTAGTTGTTGCAATTTCTGCATCAATAGTAAGTGAACCAGAACCAGCATCGTCATATGTTAAATCAATGCCTTCTCCAGCAGTTAGCTGTGCACCAACAATATCTTGTACACGCTCAGCATTTAATGTTACAGCTCCAGTTGTTACTGTAAAGTCTGTAGAATCGAAGCTTGCAATACCCTTGTTGGAAGATGTTGCATCTTCTCCAGATACTGTGATTGATGTTCCAGTGTGTGTTACATCAAGTCCTTCTCCGCCAAGAATTGATAGACCATGTGATGATGGTGTAAGTGCTCCAGAGTCAGTTGTAATTGTTTTAACAACTGTATCTTCTAGCTCTACGTGCCCATCTGTGGTATTAAAGTCATCTGAATTAAATGACGCTACACCCTTGTTGCTTGTAGAAGCATCTTCTCCAGCAATTGTAATTGTGTTGTCTGTTACAGTTGTGTTGATTCCTTCGCCTGCAGCAAATGTCAATGTATCTGTTAGAAGATTTACTGTGTCTGCTGTTCCAGACTCTGCGGCAATTGAAAGTGTTGTTGCTACTGTTGCGGTACCAGCGGCAGTCAAACGTCCTTGAGCATCTACTGTAAATGTAGGAATTGCTGTTGAGGAACCGTAAGATCCTGCAGTTACTGCTGTATTGTCTAAATCTATTGTTGTTGTTCCAGCGGTGTCATCGTATGTTGCTGATAATGCAACTCCGCCTAATACTGCTGAGCCAATAACATCTTGAATAACTTCTGTGGAGCCAGACATTGGCATCCATGGTCCATTTGGCGATGTTAGTCCATTGTAGTAGTACATCGTGTTGTTCGATGTGTCATAATAAATCTGTCCAGTTACAGGGGCGGAAGGTGCTGTGCTTAATCCCTGAATTCTAGCGTTCTGAAGTTCATTCTTATTAAGATTGATATCAGTTACAAATAATCTTGCCATTTTCTATTCTCCCTTAAGACAGGTATGCTGTCCCACCGAATGGTTGAGCCATTGTCAGTGTAATTTTATTAATACTATTATAATCTATTCCAGTCTCTAATACGTCCCCAGCGCTATTCTTTACTGTAACATTGGGGTTATATCCAAGATTATGTGTTATTTCCAAATAGTGGTATGAACCAGCGTCAATAACCTGACTAATTGAAAATGAATACGTTAAGGTTCCGCTACTCAATAGGTAGCTTGGGGCTCCAGACCATGTTAGGTCTGAGGGCTTTGGTCCATAGAATCTTGTTGTAAGCTTATCGTAATAAAAATCACCTTCAAGACCTAAATTGTTTGCGGGCACCCCATCACCATTTAAAATGGTTTTTCCTCTTGGACCTTGAGGGCCAGGAGTCGATATTACTACATCATTTACTGTCTCAGTTACTATTACTTTTTCAACCATTAGATTGTCACCGATCTGCTCAAAGTCATAAACCCTTCAATGAGTTTGATTTTGTTTGAGTTAGAGTCGGTAAGCATTAGGTCATAGGACGACTTTGGATAGAATAACTTATTTGTTTGAGTTGGTGTCATCTTAACCGTTAACTTACCGTTAGGAGCATCTATTGTTATTCCACCAGCAGGTGAAGTTAGAGTAAAAGCTAATTTTGATCCGCCTTTAGTATCACGGACCTGCAGTTTTGCGGAAGACCCGTCTAAGTCGATTGGGTCCCCTTCATTGTCTTTATACTCGACAATAAAAGTAAAAGTAGCATTTTGATCTACTTCGAAATTTTTTTGACCTGCCATTTGCTAGTACTCCTAAATAGGAAAACTCCTGTACCTATTTTAGCACAGGAGCTATCCTAATCTATTGTTAATTTTTACTTTTTTGTAAACCCGAATGAGTTTTCATTTGGATTAAGTGCCTTTAAGATAACTGGCAGACATGCTGCAATTCCACCCTTGATTAAGTCTCCTGGGTCAGTGTTTCCAGTCATGTAAAGAGCAATTGCCGCACCTAAAAAGTGGCGACCATAGCTTGCTAACGCTGCTAGAATTTTTTCTTGCATTGTTACCCTTCCATCATTGTTTAGATCTTCTTTAATTTTTGTCAATTAAGATCCTCCTTATTTCTGGGCGCTGTGCCCAGGAATTTTCGGTTTTACCCGAATACTATATATTCTACCACTAAGCTGAAATATCTACAATCTCGCAGTTGCCGTCTGATGTGCAGGCAAGGGTGGCATTTGTAGAAGTTCCATCTTCTGTCTCATAAAATGATAGGTCTTCCCACCTAATGCTTTTAGGCATCTTAGATAGAAGATCCTCGTATTCTTCTTTTGTTACTTCTTGGTAGGGAGCTTGCTTGTAGCTATGGTCTGAGTGTGGCAGGAATGAAATTCCAGACACCTCATCAAAATGCTTATATACCCAAGCCCCAACTTCCATCCACTCATCTTCCTTTACGGAAACGGTAATAGATGGTTTATGTTCACACCATGCACGTTGGTAAACCAGCCAAATGTTTAGGTGCTCAATAGCTGTTAAATCATTTCTAACAATTGCACCTTCTGGTGACTTAACTGGAAATGAAAATACGTATGTGTCGTTTGGCTTCATTACATCATCTTCTACGGGAATTCCGACTTCTTTTAAAAATGTGGAAATTGGATCTCCTTTTGAGCCACGTACTGTACGAATATAATATGGGGAATGCCAAGCATGCATTCCTGAAGACACCCCGACCAATTGAGATACTGTTCCAGATGGCTTTACGCATGTAATAGCAGCAGACTCTGGAATCCCAATTTTCCCAGCCTCATCTTTATTCTTTGCTCTTGCTGACTCTCTAAGGGTCATTAAAAATGCTTCTAGTGAAATAAGGTCTTCTTTACCTGACATAAACTTGTGTCCAAATTGTCCAGTCAAAGACACTCCAAGCAGACGCTCTTCCTCTGTATTATCTTTCCAAATTTTACGAAGGTATTTAAAGTCCGTTAGGGTAGATTGCCATGTTCCAAGAATTGTAGCAAGTTCTACTTTACGTTCAATATCTTTCTTTGTATCATTTTCACGTAGTACGACTTCTGAAAGGTTACAAAACTGATAAGGACGTAGGATAATCTCTGAACAAGGGTTAGTTCCGTAGTGTATATCTGGATCTCTTCTTCCATACTTGGCTGCTTGGGCTTGAGCTGCGGCCACATTGTATATACCTCGTTCTCCTGATTTTGAATCATATAAATTCTTCCATTCTGCAATGAACTGCTCCATTTGTGGCTTACGAGAATATGCCACTGAGTTATTTGAAAGTGCACGTTGAGTATTGTTCTCCCACCAGTTGCCAGACTTGGCTGCTGCCATTTCAATATCGTTAATATTAGAAAGAGAAATCATAGCGGAGCGTCTTACTCCACCAACAACTACGACCTCACCAATCTTGCACATAATGTCATGTGCCTCAATAGGCTTTAGTTGACGACCTATCGCATTCTTAAATTTTGCAATTGTAAAATCAAAAAGATTAACAAGTGGTTGAGGTCCAGATGAACGTCCACCCATTGTTTTAAGTCTTGCGCCTGCTGGGCGAACCTTTGATACATCAATTGCTGGAATGTGTCCTGTCCATAGCAACGCCAAAAGTTCACGATAAGCTTTAGCCCATCCTTGTTTTGAATCTTCTACAACAATTACTGTGTCTGACTTCTCTAGTGACTCTGGGACGGCAGGAAGTTTATTAACATACTTATATTCAACAGAGAATCCAACACCTGTTCCACACATAAGAATATACATGGTTTCATCAAATGATCTAGGGTTATCTACTGGAACAAAAGAGCAGTTGTATCCTGCAACGTGATCTCTATCTAATGCGGCTCCTGCAGTCATTACTGATCTCATTGATGGCATAACATTACGATTAAATACCGCAGACTTTAATTCTTCAACTAGTTTTGATGATGGCTCGTATGAATGCTCTTTAAAAAGATGATCTAGCATAAACTCAAAATATCTATCTACTGTTTCACCCCATGTTTCACGACGGTTCTCTTCTGGAATCCATCTTGCATATCTAGATAATGCAATAAAGTTTTCATATGGGTTTTCAATAGTTCTTGACATTTTCAGTGACACCTTTTCTTCCGCCTTACGGATTAATTTAAAATTGAATGAAGCTCTAGTGTATCAAACTTTTATTTATTGGTCTAGGGCTAATTAAATTTTTTAATAGTTTCTTCGAATGAATTCTTAGTCAACTGTAACCAATTGTATTCTTCATGTATTTTAGTTGACTGGGCAAAGTAATAACCTGAATATGCATTAAAGTTAAAAGCAACATCTCTCATTAATTCTATTAGATGTGTATAGCTTGGTTCAAAAACTTTTCCTGGGTGAGGGTGGGGCCAAGGAGAATCTATAAGTTCCGACTTTAGTTTTAGAGGACCAATAAATTTTGAATAATGTGCCCAGTCGTATGTAGATATCACTGGCATACCAGTTGCAAGTGCTTGAAGTGGAATAAATCCAAAACCTTCTCCATAGCTAGGATAGACAAGAACATCGTGATCATGAAAAAGCTTAATCAATCTACTTTCTTCTAAGTCTTCTGTTATGATATTAATATTGTTATATATTATGTTAGGTAAACCAATTATATTTTTATCTATGTAGTTATTATATATTCTGGTAGTGTTGTTATTATATGCCTTGATAGTTAAAGAGTACTTTGGGTTGTTTCCAAAAAGATAAGTAAATACGTCAACTACCATTTGCCCAGCTTTTCTAGGGGCTGGCTCGCCTATGTGCAAAAACTTTATTACGTCAGACTCTTTTCTTTTCTTGGGAGTCCATGCTGGGTCTATGCCATGAGGATAAACCTTAATATTTTTAAACCCGTTGTCTTCAAATACATTTGCACACCAATCAGATGTTGTCCATATTTCATCAACTAGACAAAGATTCATTTTCCAGTCTTCTGGTATTTTTGTTGATTCCCATGGTGTATAAGAAATTTGATATTGATTTCTATGTAATTTAAATAATGGTGGTTGAGAAAAATTTAATTGAAATGGTGATCTAGCATTTTGAAAAAATACTGTATGCCCTAGGCTTTTTAATGATTCCGTTATGTTATACCCAGCGTATCCGTAGCCATTTGATGTCTTTAAATTAATTTTAGGTGTAGAAAATGATATATCCATTAAAATCTTTCTAGTTGACTGGCTTGACAGGTTTTATCAATCAATGTTATTATTATAGTTCGTTATCTCTAAAGGAGGAAATGCCAATGGAGAAAATCAAAGAGCGTTTGAGCGATGTTGCTCATAACTGGTCTTACATAGTAATGGTAACATTATTTTTGTTTACAGTCCAGCCTGGTCCGACATCAAGTCAAGCGTTAACTACATTACCTGTAAAGGTAATAAAAACCGAAAAACAACTAAAAAGAGAAATACTAGATAAGTTCAGTAATGATACTTATAAGCATTCAGAAATGCTTGCAGCCTCAGATTTAAAAGATTTACTATGGGCTGTAGGATTTGAAGGAACTGCTTTAAAAACAGCTTGGGCTGTTGCTCGTGTAGAATCCAACGGAAGACCGCTGGCTCTAAATGACAACATTCGAACTGGAGACAAATCTTACGGAATTTTTCAGATCAATATGTTGGGAAACCTAGGTATAGATCGTAAAGAAAAATTCGAATTAGTTTCAGATAAGGAATTATTTGATCCAGTAACAAACGCAGAGATAACGTATTATATGACCAAAGGCGGAACTGATTGGTCATCTTGGCCTAACTCAATAGGTAAAGCCAGGAACCTCATACCAGAGTTTCCAAAAAATTAAAGGGAGTTAGATTGCAAAAGATACAGATTGTATCAAAGTACCTAACTTTAGCAGAGGAAGGCCTTGTTCCTAGGATTAACTGTCCAATGGATCAGGGCCTTCTAATGCCTAACCTGTCTAACGAAGACGAGGTATTCTTATATTGTCTTTCGTGTAGCTACAAAAAGGTCTTAGGCTATAAGTTTTATGATGATATCATTAGTAAAATGAAAGGTTTATAAAATGAATGAAGAATGTAAAAGCAATGAATGTACCTGTGAGTCAGAAGATAACTTTTTTCACGTCAAAGTAATCCAAAGAGACGGTGGAACAATAATCGATACAGATTCTATGGGCAGAGAAAAATTCTGGGAAGATCTAGGTAGACCAGATGGAGAATAAAGACTCAAGCAATCTAGAAGACAATTTGCCTATGGTGAACTATATTATGCTTCACCGTATTTATGACCTTCTTACCATTATGGCTAACCATATGGTTGGACCTGAGAGTGTATCTAAGATGGTTCAGTATCATGATCAAGGATATTTACTTGGTCCAATTCCATCATATACCCCAAACACAGAAGAAGAAAAAGAAGAAGAGTTTCAGCAAGATATCCTTGACTTTGAAAAATAGTTGATTTACAATAAGTAGGTACGGGTTGTAGCATCCCACATGTTCCCCGTGCCTTGCATCTTAGGATGTATGCAGAACCCAATCGGATCCGCCTCTGATTGGGTTTTGTCGTTATTATAGATACAATGCAGACATATGCGACATATAGTGCAATTAGTGTAAAAAGTGCAAAAAAAGTGCTTCGGCGAAAGAAGAGCCAATTCTCCATATCTAACTATTTCTTAAATACCCCATATAAATCCCCTACGGGGTCTTAGAGCCGACTTTAGGCCATTTCCCATACCCATGGCTACAATAGGCCTTAAAAGGGCGGGAGATAAAAACCTGGACTATTTACTCCATACAATAAGAATAAGAACAAATAGACCTATAGCAAATTGTAAATCACTCATAAGGTTAAATATACTAATAAGTAGTAAGCTGAGAGAATGATCAATATAGACCATAGGAATCTAGAAGAGAGATTCTTCATCTTCTTCATCTAGGTCAAAATCAAAAATATCTTCTAGTCCCGCTTTTTTTAAAAATTGATTTAGCATATATCCAGATAAGATTGCTGCAAGCAGCAATACAACCAAAGCAGATAATTTCTTATTCATATTAATCCCAGTCAACTGAAATATTTAAAGCATGATCAGAACAATAATGTTTAATAGTTCCATCTTTCATTATCTTAGATGTATATGATAACTTATCACAGTAGCTGCAAAATTTCATGATGCCTTCTTAACTCTTCTATTATGTGTTCTAATGCGATGACAGTTAGAACATACTACTTCACACTTTGCTATTTCCTCATCTATCTTCTTCTTAGATAGAGTATCAATGAGTTCTGAAACATTCTTATGCTTCCGTCCTCTTACGTGATCAAAATCCATTACGTAGTATGGATACCAGATCTTGCAATCCATACATGGATTTTTTTCTTTTACTTCTTTTAAATAACGAGACAAGTATTCCTTTTGCTTACGAACAGAAGACTTGCTTGGCTCCATACAACAATTATATAATATGTTTCTTATTGCTGGAGATATAGGACTCGAACCTATGACCTAGAAATTAACAGTTTCCCGCTCTGCCGACTGAGCTAATCTCCAAATATTATTCTAGTCAACTACAATATCTTTGTCTTTTTTAGTAAGCTTATTTCCCTTATATACTTGAACTGAATCCATAAAGGTTACTTTGCGACTTGTAACATATCCGCCTTTTTCATCCAATTGAGCTCTTGCTGTTAATTCATTATCTGCAAGTATCTGGATAATCATCTCTACTTTATAAGTGTAGCAAGATGTATTTTCATTCTCTGCCATATTTAGCCTTTACTTTGATATTTACCATTTGCCAATAGGACAAGTAGCTTCTTCTAATTTGGTCTTTAATTTCATAATGCATCCGCATTTCTTGCATCTTTTAGTTGTTTGGCTGAAGTGTTCGCAAGTTTTACAAATAGCAAATCTTTCTTCTGCCATATCCTGTTCAGCCCTAGGTTTACCTGTAAATAGGTCTGTGAACTTTACATCATCCATATTTATCCTAGTCGACTACTTTATTAGATATATATAAAATGTTAATATATATTTTTTTAATTGTTATCTGGAAATTAGATTTTTAGCAAACCCCCCTACCCCCCTTAAAAGAAAAATCTTTTTTAGGAAATAAGGAGAGCTACTAAGACGATATGTCATCTGGCATATTGAGTCTTCAGTGTAACCCCCGAAACCTTTCCTAGTATAACATGAGAAAAATTGCGTAGTCAATACATTGACGTATTTTTTTATTTTTGCTACCATATGGATATGCAAGCTAATAATAAAAGCAACGTCATCGTCTGGACAGATCCAGGCAAATACTCTATGCTGGAAATTCTATTAGCTCATGGTACCAAATGCCACCTATGTAGTAAAGAGATAGACTTTGCTGCACCTAGGAGAGTAGGCTATAGGGGTTGGGAGAATGCCCTGCATTTAGATCATGTGATTCCTTTGTCTAAAGGTGGATCTGATGAATTAGAGAATGTAAAGCCTTCCCACGGTTATTGTAATATAAAAAAGTCTGGGATGAGAACACCAGCTGTTTCTAAATATCTGCCGCCTTCCAAAATCAAGATTTGAGAAAATGTTAATATATTTTTAATTTGTATGATACACATCTAAATAAATGTCCGATTTGTCCGATAGTCCGCCCATATATAGGCTAAATGTGGCGTATCTCACAAAGTATTTTTGCAAAATGTCCGATTTGTGGCGTTTGAGACTTGCAAAATGTCAGACCCCCCTGCTAGGCTTATACTATAAGCAATTAACAAGGAGTTAATCTTAATAACGAAAGGAGTCAGAACATGACTCAACTTACAGAAACTTTATACAGCACTATCGTGCATGATTTTCACAATGGTGGCGTAAAGTCATCTTATGGCTTAAACGCCTACACTCGCAAGGCTATCTTGCGAGACCTACTAAGTAGCAAGGCTTGCTACTGTATAGAGTGTATCTCTAAGGAGGTTAAGTAATGAACTCTTTATTCGAGAATAGAAACTCTCTAGAAAGTAGAGAGCAACTCTTAGCCCGTCTAGGAGACGCTATCTGCTCAGAGTGTGGGTATCTAGCCATACACTCTAAGTATCCTCTCTGCTCTAAGTATGTGGGCTAACTCACATACTAACTAGGGGCGTGTCGCTTGATAATGTCAGCCCTATCGGCTACAATTCCAACTATAACTACTAACGAAAGAAGAACAGACAATGACTATCACTTACTCAATTTGGCAAGGCTCTCGCCTACTATCTATTGACAATGTAGCACACGAGATGAAGGCTATTGACCACCTAATAGACTCTCTCAATGCTAGCGACTTAGCGAAGAAAGTAAAGTTCTCCGCTAATGTAATGACTATCAAGACAGGAGATAATAAGTAATGATGACTAAATGGGATACTATCCAAGCAGATGTAAGCGATGCTTATGTTTATCTAGATGAAGAAGAGATGTATAACAAGGCTCTAGAAGAGGGCTTAGATTTTGGCTCTGATGAATATGATGAAGATGAATTGTCTAAATCGCTTACACTAGATTGGGATAACTAATAATGATAATAGAATTAGATAACTATGGGTTTATGCTAGAAACAGAATGGTGCTATGTGGCACTATCTTGGCAACTACTACTAACTACCGCCCTACTAATAACCGCTTATAAGATTTATAAGAGAAAGAAGATAACTAAATGAATAGACTACTAACTACTATCGTGCAACTAGCCCTAGTTATTCCCGCCGTCTATTGTGTGCGCTACATGATCGCAGACATGAAAGAGATGTGGCGAGAAACACACTAGGCTAACGGCGTGTCGCCTTGACAAAGGCGGCAGCTGCCCCTAATCTTTTGCGGGGTCGGGCGTGTCGTTACGTGATTGTTATAAATTACCCTGGATTTTACGGCGTGTCGATTTGACAGACAAATCGGACATTTCGGTGTGATGTGATTCACATGACTTGAGCGTCTCATATCGTGGAATTACTGGCTAGTAGGTAGAAAATTGTCGGTGGCTTAGGCTATAATAGCGGTATAACGAAAGGAAGTGGCTAACAATGGCTAACTTATACACAATAGAAGCCTTGCTAATCGGCAAGACTTACAACTCAAAAACTCTGCGTGGAGAAATTATCTCAGCAGAAAAACACCCTAAAGCAATTTGGTATGGTGATAATACAGAAACCTATTTGGTAGAAATTTCTCCAAATAGCGGTTTTAATAATTGGGGTCGTAAGACTTTCCGCACAATAGCGGTGAAGGTTGGTGAATAATAATGGGATACATTGAAATTTTCCGAATGGATAACGAAGGTGCTGGCTGGGTAGATTTATCCGAAGCAACACCCGATGAATTATTTAATATCGAATTAGGCTTACTAGATGAAGGGGCGTTCGAATGAACCTCGATGAATTCAAGAAGCACGTTATCGCTCAACGTGAGGCAAGCAAGGCGCAAGCCTTGTCAGTCCTATCTGCTACAATTACCGAAACAAACGAAAGGGAAAACCTAAATGGCTAAAATGAAAGAGTATCTAGAAATTATCGCAGCGGATTGCGATGAATGCGGTGGCGCAGGATTTTTATTCTGGGGCAACGAAAGAAATTTTGATGTAGAGCCTTGCGCTTGCGTAGATGAAATTGCCGATGAACTTACAGTAGATTGGGTAAATGAATAATGTATAAATTAACTATTGCTTATGACGGAAATGCGCCACTAATAACTGAAACTTATTCAGACGCATTAACCGCCGTTCATTCTTTCGATAAATGCTCAGACTTTGGCGACGCTAAAGAATACGC